AAGAGGATTTTTAGAGTTATAAGTAGAAAATAAAGGTTTACATTTGGCCAAAAGTGTGGTATAATAGACACTATGAGTACAAGAAAAGCATACAAAAATAATTACAAGTTTAACGAAGGCGAGCTCTGCGAAGAGTTAGCTTCTTATATAGATAAAACCTATGAATCGCATTATTCCAAGAATAAGTTTCAGTCAACTGAATTTATTGTTGATTGCGGTCATGGTATAGGTTTTGCAATAGGTAACATTCTTAAATACGCCCAGCGTTATGGAAGAAAAGGATTACCCAAGGATCATAGAAATGATCTTATGAAAGTATTGCACTATGCGATTATCGCTTTATCGATTCATGATGAGGAAACAAAAAATGCAAATAAGTAAAGAAACCCTAGAAGTATTGCATAATTTTGCCTCGATTAATCCTAATATATTGATTGGTCCAGGACAAGATTTAAAAACAATCGCTGAAGCCAAGAACATCATGGCCCAAGCACACATTCCAGAAACCTTTCCAGTTGAATTCGGGATCTACGATCTAAACGAATTTCTTGCAGTGATTGGTTTAATCCAAACACCAGATCTAGATTTTGGTGGAGATAAGGTAATTATTAAATATGATACCTCTAGGGTGAATTATTTCTATTCGGAAAAAACCATCCTTACTACTCCAACCAAAGAGATCACAATGCCAGATCCAGAACTTTCTATTAATATTACTGAAGATCATATCAATCAGATTAGAAAAGCTTCTGCGATATTAGGTCATTCAGAATTAGTTATATGCGGGGGTTCACGCGCGAACCAGCACGGGCCCAAGGGCACAGTACGAGCGGAGGTTTATGATACAAATGATGCAACTTCCAATGCATTCTCTTTAGAATTAGATAATGCTAACCCTTGTACTAACGATTTTAAATTCATTTTTAACATACCAAACTTAAAGCTTCTCCCAGGAGATTACTATGTAAATATAAGTTCTAAGCTTATATCTCATTGGACATCTTCTACATATCCTATAAATTATTTTATAGCATTGGAGAAAGCAAGCGAATATCATGTATAAATACATGTACAAGGAATTCTCATACATCATTGAGTGGTTATGAGGATATTAAATAAGATGCCAATCATGGGTCTTATAATAATAGTCTACTATGCATAGGAGAAAATTATGACTGAAGCAGTAGAAACACAGGAAGCACCTCAGCTTTCACTTCAAGACATCGCGACGAGCGTACAGGTAATTGATATCTGTTCCAGGCGTGGTGGCTTTGAGGGACAAGAACTTGAGACTGTTGGAAGTCTTAGGACTAGGTTAGTTACCTTTTTGGAAGCTAATCGACCTAAGGGCGAAGACACACCATCAGGTGAAGTACCGGAAGTTGAAGCGGCTGTTGTCGGAAACGGCGCAGACGAGGAAGACGATTCCTAAGAGCTTAATGGTGGGGTAGCTCCCCACCTTACTTTATTATTACAGGCTATATTATGAAAAACATTGAAAAGCCGAAGCTTATAGAAGCCCTTAAAAAGGGTACCGTAACCGTCACATTCTTTAAAAAGAATGGGGAGGTTCGAGTAATGCCTTGCACTTTAAATGCAAAATTTATTAATGCCAATAACGGCATTAAGGATTATTCTATAAACCAACACTTCGAAGAAAAAACCACTAAAGAAACAGAACAAATTCCCGTATGGGATACCGAGAATAATGGCTGGCGATCATTCAACGAGAGCTCGCTTATATCTTGGGAGATCTATGGTGAATGAGTTCTTATGGGTAGAAAAGTATAGACCTCAGTACGTTGCTGATTGTATTTTACCACCAGATTTAAAATCAACTTTTGAAGATATTGTTAACGGAGGTGAATTACACAATATGCTTCTTACCGGGACGCCCGGCACAGGTAAAACAACAGTTGCTAAAGCTTTATGCAACGAACTTGGTCTAGACTTTCTTTTAGTTAATGGATCAGAAGAATCAGGTATTGATACACTTCGGACTAAAATTAAAAGATTTGCTAGTACTGTTTCCCTTCAAGGTGGATATAAAGTAGTTATCCTAGATGAAGCGGATTACTTAAATCCCCAATCCACACAACCAGCACTAAGAGCTTTTATAGAAGAGTTTAGTGCTAACTGTAGGTTCATCCTAACCTGCAATTTCAAAAACCGAATTATAGAACCTTTACATTCTAGATGTGCAGTTGTAGAATTTAATATTGCACAAAAAGATATGCCACCATTATTAGTACAATTCATGGAAAGATGTGAATCGATACTAGATAAGGAAGGAATCATATATGAGAAGAATGTCTTAGCTGAATTGTTAATGAAACACATGCCGGACTGGCGTAGAGTTATTAATGAATTGCAACGATATAGTACAAGTGGATCTATAGATAGTGGTATACTAGTTCAATTAAGCGATATTGCAATATCTGATTTGATGGAGCATCTTAAACTTAAAAACTTTAAACTTATGCGACAATGGGTATCTGATAATATGGACAGTGAACCAGCAGCTCTTTTTAGAAAGATCTATGACAACATGACAGATTATGTTGAACCACAATCTATCCCTCAATTAGTATTAATTTTGGGAGATTATCAATACAAGAATGCATTTGTTGCTGATCATGAATTAAACTTGGTTGCTTGTTTAACTGAGATAATGTCACAGGTGAGGTTTAAATGAAACAACATATATATTCATATCATCCAGTTCATTATGATTCTCGCGAGACCAGATATAGGGTAATAGCTCAAGATGACCAGAGAATATTATTTGAAAGAATTTTTAAAAAAGAAGCGGATGCTAAATCCTATGTAGATCATATGATGTGTAAGCCTTTTTCTGATCCAAAGGTAAAGTTATGAAAACAATAAGAAGTAAAGTAAAAGGAATAGCAATAACAGGGATTTTTGAGAATGAAGGCCATTCAATACTATTTACAGTTGCCAAAGATGATGAAAACAAGATAAAGATAAGAGAATCCTATAGAGGAAATTCTTGGCAAACCCATGGAAGAAATTGGTCTACATCTAGAACAGTTCCTATAATTGATGCTATAGAAGAACAAGGAAAACTTATCAAATTTGGATATTCGAGAATGAACTAATGAATCCATTTGATTATGTAAAAGCAATTAATACTACTAAAAAGAATATTATGGTAGATGATATAACTGAGGGGGAATACCAACCCTTTTTAATTAATCGATCTCTTTCTTATTTTCCAGATACTGTATTATATGCTAATGAAATGAACCAACATCACCACCTCCCATCACGCCTTCAATTTGATTTTTTCATAAATATAATTAAGAAGCGAAATCGATTCTCTAAATGGTTTAAACCAAGCGAGATACAAAGTATCGATATCATTAAAGAATATTATGGGTATAGCAATGAGAAAGCTAAATCTGTTTTATCATTACTTAATAATAGTCAAATTGAAGATTTGAGACAAAGGATTTATAAAGGTGGAAGAACAAAGACAAATTAATGATTGGTCTCCTAATGATATGTTAGAGATCACACTAAGCGAACCAGATGATTTTCTTAAGGTACGAGAAACACTAACACGCATTGGCGTAGCATCTCGAAAGGATAATAAGCTATTTCAATCATGTCATATCTTGCACAAACAAGGAAGATATTTCATCGTACATTTTAAAGAATTATTTCTATTAGACGGGAAACCCTCGAACTTAATAGAAAACGATATTCAGAGACGTAATACTATTACAACTCTGTTAGCTGATTGGGGATTATGTACAATAATTAAGCCTGATTCAGCAAAGGATATAGCACCACTCCGTCAGATTAAGGTAATATCTTATAAAGACAAGAATGAGTGGGAACTATGTCCTAAGTATAATATTGGCAATAGTCCTTCAAAAGAAGGACCAAAGCCCGTATAAATACTATACGAGAGGTGCCACACGGGGTGGGCCTCATTAACCTTGCTAATAAAATAGGAGGAAAAGATGATGACTAGAAATCTTAGTTTAACGTATCCACGTTCACTATTTGTAGGTTTCGAACCTCTGTTCGCAGAGCTCGAGAGGCTTACTTCAGTTACTCCAGGTCAGGATAATTATCCACCTCATAACATCGTTCGAATCGACGAAGAACATTTCAATATTGAAATGGCTCTTGCTGGATTCAGTAAAGATGATGTTGAGGTAGAACTTAAAGATGGTACATTAACCATCTCTGGTTCTAAATCTGAAGACGAACGTGATTATGCGTACAAAGGTATATCATCACGCAAATTCTCTAAAAGCTTTAGGCTTGCAGAGTATGTTGTTGCAGATGGTGCTGATCTAGTGGATGGTATTCTTGTAGTTAATCTACAATTAGACATTCCAGAAGAAAAGCGTCCTCAAAAGATCAAAATAAACTGATCTTAATTAAGATAGGGGAACTGAAAAAAGTTCCCTTATTTTAAAAATAATTGTTTACAATTGACTGAATCTATGGTATAATAGACACTATATGAATTTTTACACAAATGTTGCTCGTTATGGAAATATGCTTCTTTATAGGGGTATAAGAAATGGTCAACGAGTCCAAAAGAAAATCAAATATAAACCTACACTCTTTGTAGGTACAACTAAAGCAACTAAATGGAGTTCCTTGGATGGAACACCTGTTGCGCCAATTAAATTTGAATCCATGAGAGATGCCAAAGAATGGATTCAAGAAAACAATCAAGTAGCTGGCCGGCTTATCTTTGGTAACACTAGATATCAATCATGCCTAATTAATGATCTATTTCCTGGCCAGATAGAATTCGATCGCTCCAAGATTAATGTAACCACAATTGATATTGAAGTACAATCAGATGGGGGATTTCCTGAGCCAAAAGATGCTTTGAAACCCGTCACTGCTATTTGCCTAAAGAACAATATTGATAATACATATTATGTTTGGGGACTAGGAGATTATGATGTATCTAAATCTCTTATGAAAACCAATAGAGTAATCTATAAGAAATGCATTGATGAGAAAGAACTATTAGTAGATTTTATTAATCATTGGTCTACCCCTTCGAATACTCCTGATGTTATTACTGGATGGAATTCTAAATTCTTTGATATACCTTATTTGGTTAATAGAATCACTAGAGTATTTGGTCCAGACTTAGGGGAGCAAAACATTAAAAAGTTCTCTCCATGGGGAATGGTAGAACGAAGACAAGTTCGAATAGCTTATAAATCTATGAATAGAGATGAGACCTACGACTTTCAGGGTATATCTCATATGGATTATATGGAAGTATTTAAGAAATTTGGTTATGCATATGGTCAACAAGAATCGTATGCGCTTAATCACATTTCTTATGTAGTGTTAGGTGAGAAGAAAATCTCTTATGAAGAGCATGGTTCACTTAACAAATTATATGAAGATGATCACCAAAAGTTTATTGATTACAATATTCGCGATGTTGAGCTAGTAGATAGATTAGAAGACAAGATGGGATTAATCACCCTTGCTCTGACTATAGCATATCGTGGTGGAGTTAATTATCCAGATGTATTTGGAACTACAGCAATCTGGGATACAATCATTTATAGAGATCTCTATCAGAATAATATAATAGTTCCCTTCCCAACAGAATCTATTAAAACAACTTATGCAGGTGGATATGTTAAAGATCCACAAGTAGGGATGCACGATCATGTGGTATCATTTGACTTAAGTAGTCTATATCCCTCTTTGATTATGCAATATAATATGTCACCTGAAACAATTGCAACTGGTCAAACAGTAGATGTGAATGT